GCTCTCCCAGGAGTGCTTTTGGGAGTGTTTTCGGCTCTCTGGCACAAGCTGTAGTGGTCAGTAATCGTTAAATTACCGCTAATCGTTAAACATCCGATTGCAAAAATAAAAGCCGGGATTTACACCATCACGGTAATGTCGCTTCCGTTCAGAAAGCTGTAAACCATTCTGCCGTCGGCATAGACCGTCACATGGTCGAGCATTGCAATGCAACGGGAATCGGTGAACTCGGCATCGAGATAATCGTATTCCGTCATTTCAAAGAGAAAACCACTCAGGATGTCGGACTTGAAGTGGCGCTCATCCCGCTCCTGCTCCAATGCCTCCAGCTTCTTTTTCAGCTTGTCATAGCGGTCGGCAAGCTCGTTATAGTGCCGGTTGTATTCATCCTGATCCTGCGCATGGGCAGCGTTGTCCTCAATGGCTTTTTGAATCAGTCCGGCGATGACTTCCATTTCGCCTGTCAGCTCTGTTATCCTTGCGTCTACTGCGGTGCAGTCTTCAAGGTCGTGTTTTACATCACGGATATCATTCAGAAGCGTATCCCGGTTTTCATGCAGAATACTGAGTGCCTCAAGGAAACCGTTTTTAAGCCGTTCTTCCGTCACATGCGGGGTACGGCATTTTTCTTCATTTTTGAACTTGGCATTGCACTGCCAAATGACCTTTCTGTACGGGTCATTGGAATGCCAGACCTTCGAGCCGTAAACCGCTCCGCAGTCACCGCAGATAACTCTGCCAGAAAATGGACTGCTGCAGTCATGTCGTTTTCCGCTTGCTTTCCGCTGCCGCATAATGCGCTGAACCTCGTCCCAGGCTCTCGGCTCTATGATTGCCGGGTGGCTGTTCTCCACATAATACTGCGGCACTTCACCCTCGTTGACCTTCTGCTTTTTCGTAAGAAAATCCGTAGTGAATTTCTTTTGAAGCCGTGCATCACCCTTGTATTTCTCATTGGCGAGAATGCTCTCGATGACCTGTGCCTGCCATACCTTTTTCCCACCGGGAGTCGGAATGTCCTGCGCGGTAAGGGTTCGGGCGATAAAGCTGGGAGATTTGCCGTCACGGAACATACGGTAGATAAGTCTGACGGTTTCCGCTTCCTCCGGTACAATCTCCGGAAGGCCGTCTGCTCCCTTGCGGTATCCAAGGAACTGTCCGTACGGAAGGCTGACCTTGCCGTCAGAAAACTGTTTCCGGCGGCCCCATGTGACATTCTCGGAAATGGATCGGCTTTCCTCCTGCGCCAGAGATGACATGATCGTTAGGAGCAATTCGCCCTTGCTGTCAAATGTCCAGATAGCTTCCTTTTCAAAATAAACCTCGATACCGTGTTCCTTCAGCTTACGGATGGTGGTCAGACTGTCAACGGTGTTACGGGCAAAACGGCTGACGGATTTGGTAACGATAAGGTCGATTTTCCCGTTCAGGGCATCCGCAATCATCTCATTGAAACCGTCTCGGTGCTTTGTGTTCGTACCGGAGATGCCTTCGTCTGTATACACCCGGACGAAACTCCACTCCGGGTTGCTGTTGATATCCGCAGACAGCTTCTTGAGTGTAGGCTCGGGTATGGCTTTTGACTGACAGACATCTTTTCCGAAACGGTTGTAGGTTGAGCATACATCCATATATAATGGAATAAGTCAAGCGACTTCTGCGAATATACTGCCGTCAGGAAGGCCGTATTTTTTCGTCAGAATCACGCAGGCTCTTTTGAAATCAGCCTGTGTCAGAAGCCCGTTCTGAACCAGTTTATCTATCAGTGCCAGCGAGGTGTGATATGTGATCTGCTGTTCCGGACTGTAAGGGTCTGCGGGAAGCGATGTAACATCCTCGACAGCAGTATTTTCGTTCTTTGTTTCCATAACTCTGAAACTCCTTTCCGCACTGCTGACAGGTCAGTGCATAATAAGCTTTTTTCTGTAATGATTCCTGATGCTCTTTCCACCACTGCATATACTCACAGGTCACCGGTTTGTTTTCCTGTGCGGCGTGGACATATTTTCTCTGCGTTTCTTCACGGGTATATCCCGGATACGGACTGCTGATCTCATGAATGACGCTTTCGCCGTCAGCGGTCTGCGCCAGATTTGTGATAGCCGCATACCATTCCGGCTCCGGCAGGTTCTCGGCATCATCCCGACAATGCTGAAGAAAAACGCATTTGTCGATCAGCCCCCGTCCGCTGCCTGTTCCCATCAGAGCAAAGCCGTCCGTTTCGGTCGTTCCGGCAGACCTTTTTGCAGGCTGTGCAGACGCATACTCCTCAAAATCCGAGGGGCTGTATCTGTCCTCCCTAAAGGAGGCAACCTTGCAAACAGGCCGCTCCGCCGTTTTGTGATTTGCGGTGCCGACAGCCCGAAGCATTCGAGGCAGATCGCTGACGCTGTCAAATTTCCAACCGTACTCACGAAAAGCTTTGTCCTTCACGAAGCCTTCCCAGCCTTTTACGATTTTTTCGATATAGTCCCGGCTGGCCTCGTTGCTGATGCAGAAGATTTCCTCGAACAGCCAGTACGCATGGATTCCGTTTCCGGACTCGATGATTATGGTCGGCGGTATCGGCAACGCCATGAGGAAAGCCATAAGCACTTCCTTTGTCTCCGGGAGGTTCTTTTCCTTATGGGCATCGCCCTTGATATCGAAATCCGTATATGTTCCGATGACCGCTGTGATATCTTCTCTGTCTCCACGCCGAAATTCACCAAGCGCTTTCCCACGGGGATTGACACCGAAATAGGTGTTGTATGTTTTTCCGGCTTCGACAGCGTATGCAGCCATTTCATCAAGATGCCTGGAATCAAACCACCTTGTTCTGGACTTCCCGTTTTCAAGTATCGTTACGGACAGATATCCGTCGCGCAATTTGCCGTAGACTCTTTTCAGGAATTCATTTGTTTCCATCCTTATCACCGCCTTCGGCTTTACGGTTGAGCCAGGCATTGAAGCTGTCAACCGGAATCAGAATTCTTGTTCCAATACGGAGCACAGGAAATCCGGGCTGCTTAACCAGCTCATACGCCTTGGGAAGACTGATACCCATCTGCGAGGACAGTTCCTGCACGCTCATTGTTGATTTCTCCATTTGATGTTCCTCCTTCTTTCGTTTTTCCATATCCACCTACATTTCCGGCGGCCTATACCGTTTCCGTATATGCTTTCGGGAATATGTCTGCGCTCAGGTGTCCTCCGTCATCGCTCAGTCCATACCTTATAGCCGGTGAGTGGGATGCAATTATCAAGGTACAGCAAGATGTAACGATTTGAGTCGCACCTCTATATTTTGAATTGTACTACTTAAGTCATTACTTGTCAATAGCCCTGAGAATCAGAATGTACGATATTGCAAAACATTTTAGAAATTTATTGCGATTAGTATTGACAAGATAACGATTATCGTGCTATGATTCCCGCAGAGGTGATGATTTTATGGCAACTATGGGAGAAAGAATCAAACAATTACGTAAAGAAAACGGTATGACACAGACCGCTCTCGCCGAAGCACTTGGTGTAACGAAGGGAACGGTATCTACCTGGGAAACAAACAGCCGGACTCCGAGTTTTGAAACTCTCAATGATATGAGCGACATTTTTAAGAGAAGCTTTGACTACATCATGGGAAAATCCGATGACGCAACGCCGAGGATACAGAGCGAAGAAGATCTGGAGAACCTTGCTTTATCCCAGGTTGAAGATGATCTGACGGAATACGCCCTGAAATATGCCAGGCTTGACGGGTATGGACGCGAGGCTGTAGAAGCCATTATTCGTGCGGAATACAACAGATGCCGCAGCGAAAATACTCTTGCCCCGGCTTCGGCATATTACGGCAGCATTTCCGTACGGAAAGAGGCATCGGAAGAATAGTCAGTTATGAAATGCAAAACACCGATTCAGACAGAACTGCTTCTGCTTGAATCGGCGTTTTTGCTTGCAAGAATAGTTTGCTCGAGTGCCAGCTGCTTTCTAAGAAGAATATTCGTGCGTTTTAACGAATTGGCTCTTGTTTTTCGGAGTTTTTCGACATATAATATAGAATATTGACATTGTTTATTCATCCATGAGGTGTATGCCATGAAAGTTAGCTATAAAAAACTGTGGAAGATGCTGATCGATAAGGATATGTTGAAGAAAGATCTTCAGGCAAAAGCACATATCAGCTGGACATCTGTAACTAAGATGTCAAAGGGCGAGGATGTCAGTATGGAAGTGCTAAAAAAAGTATGCAAGGCACTTGAATGTGACATTGGAGACATTATCGAGATGATTCCGGACGATGAAGATGCCCAAAACCGAGGAGGTAAGTGAAATGGTAGAATACTCTCCTGGAATGCGCGTAATCATTCGTGATGAGGAATGGATGGTCAAAAAGGTCGAGAGAAACAGCCTCGACAAACAGAGTCTGCATTGTGTTGGTGTTTCTCCTCTTGTAAAAGACCGCAGCGCAATATTCCTGACCGACTTGGAAGAAATCATCCCGGTAAATCCAGCCGAAATCAAGCTCGTGCCGGATGATTCCCAATACTTCAAACGCTCTCGTCTTTACATAGAAAGCCAGTGGCGCCAGCAAATTCCGACAGATACCGGACTCCATATCGGAAACCAGGCTGCAATGGATCTGATGAATTATCAGCTTGAGCCTACTCAAATCGCTCTTCGCCGTCCAAAACAGCGTATTCTCATAGCTGATACAGTTGGTCTTGGCAAAACGCTGGAGGCTGGCATTCTCATGTCCGAATTAATAGCCAGAGGCAAAGGTAAGCGTATTCTTGTCGTTACTGTAAAGAGCATGATGATGCAATTCCAGAAAGAAATGTGGAACCGCTTTACTATCCCGCTTATCCGTCTTGATTCCAAAAAAATACAGGATATACATACCAAGCTACCCTCAAACTATAATCCATTCTTCTACTACGATAAAACTATCGTCTCTATCGATACGCTGAAAAGAGACGTAGAATACCGCACCCATATTGAGAATGCAACATGGGATATCATCGTAATTGATGAAGCTCATAATGTTGCCGAGCGTGGAGGCCATCAAGCACAGCGTGCAAGACTGGCAAAGCTCCTCGCAGGCAGGTCAGATACTCTGATTATGCTTTCGGCAACGCCGCATGATGGTCGCAGTGAGAGCTTCGCATCTCTAATGAATATGCTTGATCCTACGGCAATAGCGGACATTCATAATTACACCAAAGAGGATATTAGGGGACTTTGCATCCGCAGATTTAAGAAGGATATAAAAAGTGAGGCTCACGGAGCATTTCAGGAACGCAGTGTCAGCATTGAGCATTGTTCTGCTACGGAAGCCGAAGAACGGGCATTCAGGGTGTTTGCTGACATGACTCTTGAAATGGATGTGGGAGCAAATCACATCAAAGGTACTCTGTTCAAAACGAGCCTTGAAAAATCTCTGTTTTCCAGTCCAGCCGCATGCATAAAGAGCCTTGACGAACGGCTTCGTAAACTTGTAAAAAAATATGGTGATAACGGCTTCTCCGATATAGCAAAGCTGAAAGAGCTCCGCGATGCTCTCATGCAAATTGATGCCGGTTCTTTCTCTCGCTATACAAAACTTCTGCAGCTTTTGCGTAGCCCGGAGTATGGTTGGAATGCTGATAACGATGATCGTATCGTTATTTTCACGGAGCGAATCGAAACGATGCATTTTGTTGCCGCACAGCTTCGTAAGGACCTTCATATGGCTGACAGCTCCGTTCGTGAAATGTACGGCGGTCTCAGCGATGAAGAACAGCAGCGCATCGTCGATGAATTCGGCAGAGCGGAATCGCCCATCCGGGTGCTGGTAGCCTCCGATGTTGCTTCGGAAGGTATTAACCTGCACTATCTGAGCCACAGGCTCATTCATTTCGACATCCCCTGGTCTCTAATGGTATTCCAGCAGAGAAACGGGCGTGTTGATAGATATGGCCAGACAAAAAAACCGGATATTCGCTATCTGATGATTGAGAGTAAAAACGATCGCATCAAGGGCGATGTCCGCATTATGGAAATTCTCGTTACCAAAGAGGAGCAGGCATACAAAAACATCGGAGATCCCGCTCTCCTAATGGGTAAGTTCAATATTGAAGAAGAGGAGCAGGTTACCGCAGCCGCCATCGAAAGCGGATTATCTGCGGAAGCTTTTGATGCTCAAATTGATGACAGTGCCGATGATTTTGACCCGTTTGAGGTACTCATGGCCATGGAAGACGATGAAGTTGAGCAGCCGGAGGTGCATTCGGACGAGACTCTTTACCGGGATATCGATTATCTACGAAGCGCGATATCCTACTTTGCGAAAGATCAGCGTTACCCCGTCCGTGATATGCAGAGCGTTGACGGTATTGAAATTGAGATCACACCCGACCTCAAACATAGGCTGGATGCTGTGCTTCCGGATGAGGTCAAGCCCGAAGATGAGTATCTGCGCCTGAGTCCGGACAAAGAGTTCTGTATGTCGGAAATAAAGCGCAGTATGCGTGTAAGCCTTGCTGATGCGGCATGGCCCACAACGCAATACCTGTGGAAGCTTCATCCGATTTTCGATTGGGTAAACGATAAGGCCGGTCTTCTTTTCAAGCGCGGCGAAGCACCTCTGTCCGGGATTTCCGGCAGCCTTGCCAAGAACGAACTGATTTACATTGTTTCCGGTATCATTCCGAACAGAAAATCTACTCCTGTGGTAGACGAATGGTTCGGCTTGCATTTCATTAACGGGGCATTCTCCGGTGTGCTGACGATAGAAGAACTCATTGCGAAGAGCCGTTATGGAAGAAATGACGTTCCGAACCGAAATCTTCTAAACGAAGACGATATCAGCATAGCAGAAGCGCTGCTTCCCGGCGTTATCGCCGAAGCGCAAAAAGTCATGTCTCAGAAGAGCGAGGAATACCGTGTACGCATCAGCCCACAGATCGATGAGGAACTGGACAAGCTGATTGAACTGGAAGGCCGTCACAAAGAGGTCATTCAGCAGCTGTCTCTGTTCGAGAGCGTAAAAAGCCGCAAAGAAAGAGAAACCGAAGAACTCTTCAACAGACTTTCCGACTGGGTAAAGGATACCCTTGAAATTGAGGACAAACCGTATCTGCGTGTTATCGCAGTTTTGAAGGGGGTGTAATCATGAGTATGGATCTTGCCGGCATCAACAATATCAACGAATATTACACCAACCACTATTTTGCTTCCATTTTTGCAGAAAACGCAGAAGAAACGATATCTGCGTGGCGTGCAAAGGCCAAGGATTCCGACGAATACAGAACACCCTGGGCAAGACTGCGTGATTGCAGCCGTCAGTACTATGTGTATCATGACAAGGAACAGCGCGGCCGCAGCGATGCGCAGGTTCCGGCTATGGTAAAAAACATGGCAGGTATGTTCCTCGCCGCGTTGGATTATCCCGAAGTAGCTCCGAGAATCGAGCAGATCAATGATACTCTCTCCGCTCCGGTATATCTGGAAGTCACCAAGGCTAACGGTGCCCCGCTTCTGTGGGTGATTCTTGCCCAGAACACAGAGGACGAACCCGCTATTCTGGATGGGTCTGCCATTTCCGCACCCGTCGGCGATGAAGAGAATGCTGTATCTGCTTTTTCTGCGGAGCTCGACAACGAGGAGCTGGCGACAAAAATTCTCTTTGCAATGGATGAGCCTCCTCGCTGGTTGATTTTCATTGGTCTACATCAGATTGCCCTGATTGACCGCAACAAGTGGAATGAGAAACGCTACCTTAGCTTTGATCTTGCAGACATCTTCTCTCGCCATGAGGAAAGCACCCTGCAGGCGATGGCTGTTCTGCTGCACAAGGATAATCTCTGCCCTGCCGAGGGCGGCAGTCTTCTGGACCAGCTGGACGAGAACTCTCATCGCCATGCGTCCGGCGTATCGCAGGATTTGAAGTATGCTCTGCGTGAGAGCATCGAATTACTCGGCAATGAGGTTCTTTATGACCTTTCTCATCGTCAGGGGCGAGACCTGGTTACCGATCCGGTCGATGCCGGAGAACTGACGATCCAGTGCATGCGTTATATGTATCGCATGCTGTTTATGCTGTTTATCGAGGCGCGTCCGGAGCTTGGCTATGCACCCATGAAGGCGCAGTCCTATGTGCAGGGATATTCGCTGGAAAGTCTGCGCGACGTGGCCGATTCCGTCCGGGAAGAGACCTCCGCCGTTGGTGACGGTTATTATCTGCATGAGACCCTTTCCAAGCTGTATGACCTGATCTATTCCGGCTATCCCTCCACGGAAGAAGAACTGCACAGGCTGCAGGAGTCGGAGTCTCTGAATGACATTTTCATCATTGAACCGCTGAAGGCGCACATCTTTGACCCGGAGCTGACTCCGCTGATCACAGCGGCAAAGCTCCGCAACAGCGTCATGCTCCGCATCATCGATCTGATGAGCGTGTCACGCCCTTCCGGGCGCAGAAACGACCGCCGTGGCCGCATTTCCTATTCCACCCTCGGCATTAACCAGATGGGTGCAGTATATGAAGCACTTCTCAGCTATCGCGGCTTCATCGCCGAGGATGACCTATACGAGGTCAAACGAGCGGGAGACAAGTTCAATGAACTGGATGTCGGATATTTTGTAAAAGAAAACGAACTGAGCCAGTACACCGAGGACGAGCGCGTCCGCTATGAATCGGGTGAGAATCGCGGCAAGCTCCGTATGTATAAAAAAGGCACTTTCATCTATCGCCTTGCGGGTCGTGAGAGGGAGAAATCCGCTTCCTACTACACGCCGGAGGTGCTGACAAAGTGCCTGGTGAAGTACGCCCTAAAGGAGCTTCTGGAGGGCAAGAGTGCCGATGAAATTCTGCATCTGACCATCTGCGAACCGGCAATGGGCAGCGCAGCCTTCCTGAACGAGGCAATTAACCAGCTTGCCGAGGCCTATATTGACCGCAAGCAGAAGGAGCTAGGCGAGACTATTTCGTATGAAAAGCGTTTCGATGAGTTGCAGCGCGTCAAGATGTATATTGCCGACCGCAATGTTTACGGCATTGACCTCAACCCGGTTGCCGTGGAGCTTGCGGAGGTTTCCCTGTGGCTGAACACCATTTTCAGCGGCGGCTTTGTGCCCTGGTTCGGCACGCAGCTTATCTGCGGCAATTCCCTCATCGGCGCACGCCGGCAGTGCTATACGGTTTCTCAGCTTCAGGCAAACGGCAGTCACTGGTACGAGTCTGCCCCGGAGCGTGTTCCTGTCGGGACGAAGCGCAAGCCAAAAACGCAGGTTTATCATTTTCTCACCGGTGATACCGGCATGTCAAATTATACCGATAAGGTCATCAAGTCTTTGGCTCCGGACGAAATTAAGACGATGAAGGACTGGAATAAGAAGTTCACCAAGCCCTTCACGGATGATGACATCAAGACCGCACTGCGCCTGTCCGAGGTCGTGGATACGCTGTGGGAGCAGGTCATCGCTCTGCGCAAGGAAATCGACGAAAAGACCTCCGACCCGCTGACGGTTTACGGTCAGCCTGCGGAGACGGAATCAAGCCATACAACCATCCGCGAGAAGGATATGATCTATAAAAAGCTGTATCTTTCCGAGGAAATGCGCAATGCCGGCCCTTATGCAAGGCTGAAGTTTGCTATGGATTACTGGTGCGCCCTGTGGTTCTGGCCGATTGAGAAAGCAGAGCTTCTGCCTACCCGCAGCGAGTTCCTTGCCGATATGGGCTTTATTCTGGAGGGTACGATCGATACCTTTGCTGCAGTATCCAAAGAAATAAAGATGGGACAGCTCTCCATGTTCCCATCCGAGGCGGAGCAGCTCGTTATGGACATGACTGAGCAGTACAGCGGCATGGGCGTTGTGGATATCCCGAAGCTATGTCAGCAGCAGCCGAGACTTGCTCTTGTGCGGCAGATTGCGGAACAGAATCATTTCATGCATTGGGAACTGGAGTTTGCCGATCTTTTTGCGGAACGCGGCGGATTCGATCTGATAATTGGAAATCCACCGTGGGTAAAAATTACATGGGAAGAAAAAGATGTCTTGTCTGACGAGCAACCGCTTTTTGCCGTTAGAAATCTTTCTGCGCAGCAAACGACTCGGGTCAGAGATACTACCTTAGAAAGCGCAAAAGCAAGAGCAGCATATTTTAGCGAATACGAAGCAATTTCTGCAGAGCAAAGCTATATCAATGCTACTCAAAACTATGTTGCCTTATCGGGACTTCAAGGTAATCTCTACGAATGTTTTTTACCTCAATCATGGACTTTTGCTAATGTTGCAGGCGTTTTTGCACTTATCCATCCTGAAAGCGTTTTTAATGATTCAAAAGGTACTATGATTCGTAAAGAACTGAATCCGAGATTAAGAAAGCATTTCAGATTTAGTAATGCTTTAAAACTATTTGCTGATGTTCATACCAGCCGCGAATTTGGCTTAAATGTTTATAGCAACAAAGAAACTGCCGGTTTTGAGCAAATTGTGAATCTTTATGTGTCTAATACAGTTGACGAGTGCTATGAAAACAGTTCATCGGGGCCGATTTATATCCGCGATGAAAACGGAAAGAGAAATGTCAAAGGGCAAAAAGCAAGAATAACAGTCATAGGAAAAGACGAGCTAAAATTATTTGCAAAAATTATGGATGATTCTGATGATTGGAAATCAGCGCGTCTTATGGCTATTCACGCTGAGGAATTGATAAAAACATTATTGTGTTTTGAACATCAAGCTCACCGTTTTGCAGATCTTAACGATAATCTCTATGTATCTATGCTTTGGGACGAAACAAACGCTCAAAAAGATGGAACGATTGCCCGAAATGTTCATTTTGGAAATTCGGACGATACTATCTTATCTGGTGCACACATCGGTACGGCTAATCCGTTGTTTAACTGTTCAAACGCTGGGTGTTCTGGAAACAATGATAATACCAGCATTGATTTGCAGAGCATATCTGCGGATTATTTACAACGTACTAACTACTCTCCCTTGTGCGATCAATCTGAATACTATTTACGAATACCCAGTACACCTTGGGGAATTAAGTACACAAAATGCTATAGAATTGCCGCTCGAAAAATGGTCGATATTGAGGGTGAACGAACTCTGATGGCGGCACTGCTTCCTCCTGATATTGGACATACAAACGGAATTATCGGATTTGCGATGGCTGATAATAAGCTTCTAACCATTATGCTTGGTGGTTTCTGCTCATTGCCATTTGACTTTTTTATTAAGCTTTGCGGCAAAGGCAATTTGCAAATGAATACTGCAGGAATGCTTCCATTACTCGATGTAAATCACATTCTTGCGAAAGAAATAATGTGTCGTGCTGCATTGCTAAACTGTGTATCTTCAAAGTATTCTGATTTTTGGGAAGAAATATATGATGATAGTTTTACATCATGCCAATGGGCAAAAAGTGATAATAGGCTAAAGAACACATTTTTTAGCACATTAAGCAAAGAGTGGACTTGGGAAACTCCTTTGAGAAGTGCTTATGAGCGACGTCAAGCTATGATTGAACTTGATGTTTTGGTTGCAATGATTCTTAATATGACAAAGGATCAATTACTATCAGCATATAGAATTCAGTTCCCGATTCTTCAGCAGCATGAAAAGGATACATACTATGGAAACGATGGGGGCATCGTTTACGCAAAAAACAATGCATTAACATGCGTTGGCTTCACCCGTCCCGAATTTGAGAACCCCAATGTTGTTACGCCGATCCGTCGCAGCGATGCACCGTGGGACGGCATCATGAAGCACGCCCCCGCAGGCTATGTCTTTGCCCGTACCATCACCGACGACACCATGCCCGGCGGCCCTGTTGAGCGCACTATCGAATATGTTGCCCCCTTCGACCGCTGCGACCGCGAAAAAGACTATGAAACCGCATGGAAGTTCTTTGAGGAGAAATACGGAGGGCATGGTTAATGGAAGAACTGGAGCGATACGACTGGTATGAATGCGATTTCACGGCATTTCTTCTTTCATTGCACCTTCCAGCATATCGAAGAGATATGCCTATTAAAGAGGCAATTGAAAAAGAAAAGGATTCGTTTGAGACCGGATTCACAGAAATGATTCGCAAAAAACTATTTCGAAGATTTTCTGATCATTTCTATGATTCTTTGGCCTCAAAGCTGCCAGAAATAAAGAAAATCTTTGATTTGCTTGTTAGTATTATTGATGCCTATGACAATGCAGACATGGCGACTGCTCAAGAGCGTTTTAATTTGATGATGGAACAGGTTAAGCCTTATTTTATTCTGAGCGATATTTCATGGCCACAATATACAGACAGGTTTTTCAGAGTCAGGGGTTCAACAGATAAATTGAAGGATCCTAAAGACTTGTTTCATATTCCGTATAAAAAACGCCACTTGATTAGTAATGAGCGGTATAGTCTTGCCGGCCATCCATGCCTATACCTTGCTTCGTATCTTCATATTGCGTGGCAGGAATGTGGCTACCCGCATAAGTATTACTATTCAGAATTTAAATATCAGTTTGCCGAAAAAGAAGACGACGAATGGAAATTTATAACATTACTATCTCCTCGTGATGTTGCAAACAGATGGTTTGTTGCAATTAATCCCCCAGAAGAAAGCTATCTCAACATTGCGGTATCGTATTTGTTTACATATCCTCTTATTTTCGCTTGCTCCATTGTCAATCTTAATGGGAGTAGTGCATTCAAACCTGAATTCGTTATTCCCCAAATGCTTACTCAATGGGTTTATCGTAATTATGATTTTGTGAAGGGTGTCAAATACTTTTCCTGTTATGATGCTGATGACATTCGTCATTATTATGGTTTCAATGTTGTAATGCCGGCCAAGAATATTGACTACAGGAGAGGTCTTAGCAAAGATCTAATGTCAAAATTCAAGGTGTCGAAGCCCGTTTTTCTTGAAAATAAACTTGGCGAGAATGAGGCAACAACTGTCAAAAAGTTTAAGGAAGACTTGGTTGCGACAATGCGCAGTTCTTTCCGAGAAGCGACTGATTGCCTGAATGCTTTTTACAATGTCACTGACCTTTTAGATAAAGCTTTAAGACATTCAGATGATTCAGATATGCGCCTCATTATCAGTGCAGTACGTAATGTGACACAGAGCGGTCAAAAGCTTATTGGCATATACTCCAAAGAGAGTATCATTCAACAGTTTAGAGTCTCATTAGAGTATACTCAACGAGCGGAAACGAGAATTGAATCGTTTGTTAAAATATACGATAGGTTTCAAAAAGAGGTCTTGGATATTGCAGATACATTCAATACTTTGGTCGATAGGATAGCGCGGCACACTATAGATGAGTTTTTTGATGTATAAACCCTAATCGTTATATAGAAACTGATGTAAGCTGATTCAGTGCGCAGTACATGGTTGAAGATGAAGATGTTATTTCTGATAGCGTAAAACCCATGTTTGAAGATATTATCAAGGAATAATCATTTAGTTTAGGAGGCAAAACGATGAATAGTCAGGAAATACTGGATTTATTGCGGTATGGCGAACATATAAATCTTGAATGCAAAAAAGCAGAATCGACACTGCCGAACTCTGTGTGGGAGACCTATTCCTCTTTTGCCAATACTGACGGAGGTATTATCCTCTTCGGAGTAGAGGAGCATCTGAAAGAAATCGATTTCGACAAACGCTTTTCATTTGTCAGTATCAACAATCCGGATCAGCGGCTTAAAGATTTCTGGAACACTGTAAACAGCGAAAAAGTCAGCAGCAATATTCTGGTTGATGCAGATGTCGGTACCTGCGTTGTAAACGGCTGCACCATTATGTGGATCCGTGTTCCGCAGGCGAACTATAAACAGCGCCCGGTATACCTGAACGGCAATCCCGTAAAAGGAACTTTCAAGCGCAATCATGAGGGCGATTACCATTGCACGGAAGAGGAAGTTAAGGCCATGCTCCGTGACGCCAGCGATTCCGGCAATGACGGCGGACTCCTGACCGGGTATACAATGGATGACATTGATATGAATTCTCTGCGTTCATATCGCATTGAATTTGAGCACAGAAATCCGGATCATGTTTGGAACGGCGAGGATGATCTGACATTTTTGAAGAACATGGGCGGATACTCCACAGATCGCGCAACAGGAAAAGGCTGGTTAACCGCAGCCGGTCTGCTTATGTTTGGAAAAGGACTTGCAGTCAGAGAGCGCTTTGACAATATCCGTATGGATTATTTGGATGAAAGCAATTTGCTCCCCGGCAGCAGATGGAGCGACCGTCTGACTTATGACGGAATGTGGGAGAACAATCTTTATAATTATATGCGTCAAGTCACACCGAAGCTGGTATCAGGAATTAAGCGCCCGTTCCGCTTGGAGGGAATGGTGCGTATCGATGATACACCGGTGCATAAGGCAATTCGTGAAGCTATCGTAAATATGATGATTCACAGCGATTATTTGATTACCGGTGTGCTGAAAATCATTAAAACAGATAAAGGCTTTGACTTTTCAAATCCCGGTAATCTGAAGCTCCCGGTTCAGGCAATCTATGAAGGCGGTCACTCAGTTGCACGGAACCCAAGGATTCAGACGATGTTCCGAATGATCGGCTACGGTGACAATATCGGTTCCGGCTTTCCGACTATTTTGAGCGCATGGGGTGAAGAGAACTGGAGAAAACCCGATCTGAAGCAAAACGAGGAGCTGCACCAGGTCGATTTAAAACTGTGGATGATTTCGCTGATGCCTCAGGAATGCACAGAATTCCTTCAGAGCTTGTTCGGGTGGAAGTATCCACATCTTTCAAGTGAAGCTCAAATCATTCTGGGTACTGCATATCTTGAAAAAGTCGTAACAAACAGTCGTATGCAATCGATTTTAGAGCTGACCAGCATAGAAATCGGCCATATTCTCTCCGAATTGGTTAACGAAAATCTACTCATAGCAAATAAGAACGGCAGATGGACAAGCTATCGTTTGAATACTGACTACCAGATTCCTGCCGAACAAGTGGAAATTTCTGATATTACAAATCAGACTGTCTCGTTCAAGAACGAAACCGACAGAATCATTTATGAGTACGCAAAAACGAATGGATTCATTACCTCAGCTCAAGTTCAACAGATTACGTCAATAAAATCACGTCAAGGCGCATCAGTCGCCCTAAATAGATTGATTAAGCGTAATCTCTTGCGAATGAATAAAAAAGGTAAACTTACGATTTATGAATTCGTCAACTAACCCTATGAATTCGTCAATTGACGCAAGCTTTTCAGTTGACGCAAACAGTTGACGAAAGGGATTTCTGAGGAGGCTAAAGTATGTTACCATCCATACTTGCAAAACAGCTGCAGCAAGGGCTGTCAGACTATATAGGGACAACATTCCCGATGACGAACCCCTCTTTTCAGGGGTCTCTGGAGCGAATGCTGAAGACACCGGATGCGGTTTTTCACGAACCGTATGCTGCAGTGCGCCTTCCGTTCCGTGTTGCTGAAGATGAAGGAGACCGTTTTGAGTCCATTCATTCTCCGTTCAAGCCCTATGTCCATCAGCAGAAGGCTTTTGAACGGCTTACCGGAAGTGACGGACGGTCTACGCTCATTGCAACGGGTACAGGCTCTGGTAAAACCGAATGCTTCCTCTATCCGATCCTGGAATACTGCTATCAACACCGGGGCGAAAAGGGTATCAAGGCAATCATCATCTATCCGATGAATGCCCTTGCCACCGATCAGGCTGGGCGTATTGCAAAGCTGATATACGGCAGCCCGGAACTGAACGGAAATGTCACAGTCGGTATGTATGTCGGAGGTTTTGACTCCACTTCCGGCAGAGTCATGAGTGAGGATTCCGTCATTACGGATCGTGAAACTATGCGCTCTGCTCCTCCCGACATTTTGATGACCAACTACAAAATGCTGGACTATCTGCTTGTTCGCCCCGGTGATGCTCCGCTTTGGGATGACAACAGGCCGGATACTCTAAAGTACATAGCAGTCGATGAACTGCATACCTTTGACGGCGCACAGGGCACTGATCTTGCGTGCCTGCTTCGCCGTCTGAAAGCAAGATTATATACACCGCAGGGATACCTCTGTTGCATCGGTACCTCCGCAACGATGGGCTCAAAAGACTCTGCCAATGGCATTCGTAAATTTGCAGAAAAGGTGTTCGGAGAGCCTTTTGAAAAGGATGCCATTGTAACCGAGGATCGTCTCTCTGCGTTGGAGTTCTTCACGGGATACGAGCCTGCGGACTTCACCGTGCCATCCCAGGAGCAGATAGACGCTCTGAGCCAGCTTGTTGATGAGGATAACGAGCAAGAATATCTGAATGCAGCAGCGAAGACATGGCTGTCCACTGCTCCGGCAGAGGATATGACAACGCCCGAGGCTCGGCTTGCTTTGGGGAAACTGCTGATGTCGCATAGCTTTTGCCAGAATATGCTTATGCTGATGGACGGCAATTATATGCAGGCGTCATATGTAGCGAACGAGTTGTCGACCAGATATCCACAAATAAAAGAACTACGAGATCCTATTGCTGCAGTCAATGCACTGCTGGCGCTGATTTCCCATGCCCGTATCGGAACGGAAGAAAAACTGCGTCCTTTCCTGACGGTTCAGATTCAGTTGTGGTTCCGTGAACTACGCCGTCTCGTTGCCAAAGTTACAAAGGGCGAGGATATTTCCTATACTCTATCTTCAGACTTGAATGATAACCAGGCAAAGCATTATCTGCCGATAGTAAACTGCCGTGACTGCGGAGAAACCGGCTGGGTATCTCTCAAAAATGAGCGCGGCGGTATAGAGATTGCTGACATTCGGACATTCTATAATCTGTACTTCCGTTGCGACAGCAAGGTCATTATGATGTTCCCTCACAGCCGTGAGGATAATCTTCCGTATAACATGGCTCGTGGTGATCTCTGCCCGGAATGTCTGCATCTGAACATTACAGAAAACGACACGGATGAATGTGAGTCCTGCGGAAGCGCAAAGCCTATCCCCATTGTTTTCCCGATTACGAAGAACACTACCGGTTCCAAAGATAACAAACAGTTTGTGTGCCCCTTCTGCGGAAGCAGACGTGGCCTTGCCTTGATGGGTGTCCGGAGTGCGACAGCCATCAGTGCAAGCATATCCCAGCTTTTCGCATCTCAGTTCAATGATGATAAAAAGACACTTGCGTTCTCCGATAACGTACAGGATGCCGCTCACCATGCCGGCTTCTTCAATGCCCGGACATGGCGTTTTGGGCTTCGCAGTGCAATTCAGCGTTATGCGCAGAACGGCGGCGATGGGAAGTCCCTTGAAGAATTCCAGAACGGCTTTATTGACTACTGGAAATCACTGTGGAGTACTGAAGAATTTGTCGGCAGGCTGATCGCTCCTAATATGGTTTGGATGAAGGCGTATGAAGATATGACCGAATCCGGCGTATTCGGCTCAGGCAGACTCGAAAAGAAACTGCTGAAAGATATTGAACTGCGCTCGAAGTACGAGATCATGCTGGAATACGGTCTCTCCAGCCGTATTGGACGCACCCTCGAAAAGTCAGGGTGTTCCACGCTCGCGTTTGACACTGCCGAAATCGTAAAAATTGCTACCATTGTTAAGGAACGAGTAATAAACGAACTCGGTGCACTTACAAAAACAGATACCAGCTTCTTTGAGCGTATGGTTTTAGGATATGTCAATATCATGCGCCAAAACGGAGCCTTTGATGACCGGGCCTTTGATATTTATTCTGGAACCGGGCAGTCATTTGATCTGTCCAATAACCAAAAGACAAAACGAGACTGGATGCCGGGAGTCCAGTCCGGACGTAATACTCCGAGGTTTATTTGTGTTCCATCCAAGCCGGGACAGCGTATAGGCGCATTTGATCAGGTAACATCTCGCAAATATACCGACTGGCTTTCCGGCTGCACGGACGAGTTCCTTATCGGAGAAGGTGTATTTGACGATGTCGCGCTCATTATCTTCGATGAACTGAAGAAGGCGGGCGTCATCGTTCAACTTCCGGGAAATCCCGATTTCACGGTCTGGGCATTGAGTAAAAAGCATATTTTCGTAACAACGGCGGTCAAACAGCTCGTCTGTGACGATTGCGGCACCATGATGTCCGTCGCTGCGGAAAATGCGGATATGTGGGAAGATGCCCCTTGCACCAGATCAAAGTGCTGTGGGCGTATGCACGATGCCCCGACTGCTTCCCTTGGGTATTACGGAAAGCTGTACAGCACCGGAGACATGGTCAGAGTTGTTGCGCAAGAGCATACCGGACTTCTGGAACGTGCTGACCGTGAGAAGGTCGAGAAGATATTCAAGCGCAGCAGTTCGGAGCAGAAGCCTTGGGATACGAATGTGCTTTCCTGCACTCCTACTCTTGAAATGGGTATTGATATCGGTGACCTGTCCACAGTTATTATGTGCAGCGTTCCTCCGGCACAGTCACAGTTCCTACAGCGTGCCGGTCGAGCAGGCAGAACCGATGGCAATGCACTTACGGTCGCCGTAGCAAACGCCAGACCTCATGATTTGTATTTCTACGCCGATCCTATGGACATGATTGCGGGTAGGGTTGAACCGCCTACAGTATTCCTTCAGGCATCCGCCGTTCTTGAACGTCAGTTCGTTGCTTACTGTATGGACTGCTGGATCAGGCATGGTATTCCGGAGAAGTCCATCCCAGACAAGGTGAAGACCTGTTTGGCAAAGATTGATAAGCACTCATCGGATCTGTTCCCGTTTAACTTCCTGCAATATGTTCAGAATAACCTTTCCAGCCTTATTCGCACCTTTGTACAGATGTTCTCTGCACAATTGGATGAGGATACAGTTGCTGAACTGCGCACTTTTGCCCAGGGCAGCAGACTTCAGAACAGCCCGATGCACATGAAGATCTATGAGGCCTTTGCCAGTCTGAAGCTTCAAAGAGATGCCCTCGCTGCCAATATTAAGCAGCTCACAAAAATGATTAAGGACCTTGAGGCAAAGCCGCAGGATTCCTCTTATGATGAAGAGATCAGAGAACTAAAGATTGAACGCACGGCTCTCGGAAATGTTGTGCGAGAGATCAACAGCAAAGATATATTCAATTTCCTTTCGGATGAAGGATTGCTGCCGAATTATGCATTCCCGGAGGCGGGAATCATTTTGAAAGCTATCCTTCGCAGGAAGGATGAAGAGTCTGCAATAGAGGAATCAAATGAAGAAAAATCTCGCAGACAGAAATATCAGAAGATGGTGTATGAATACAGCCGAAGCGCTGCATCTGCCATCAGTGAGTTCGCTCCGATGAACAGCTTTTATGTTGACGGGCGAAAGCTCACAATAGACCAGGTTGACCTTACCACTGCGCAGACGGAACTGTGGCGTCTCTGCCCGAATTGCTCCCATGCAAAGCAGGAAGTCCACGGTCAGGCTGTGGCTGTCTGCCCGCAATGCGGTAGTCCAGCATGGGCAGATTCCGGTCAACTGAGAAGCATGCTAAAAGTCCACATGGTCTATTCCAATGATGATTGGAAAAACAGCCTCATCGGTGATGACAGCGATGACCGTTCGACTGTGTTCTATACGAAGCAGATGCTGGTCGATGTAGATGAAGCTCATGATATATCTAAGGCATATCGCATGGATAATGATGAGTTCCCATTCGGTTATGAGTTTGTCCGCAAAGCCACTATGCGCGAGATTAACTTTGGTGAAAGCGATATGGTCGGTGAACGACTGATGGTCGCTGGTACCGAAGATGTTCGTAAGGGCTTCAAAATTTGCAAACATTGTGGAAAAATCCAACCGGCAAACGGCAAACCGGAACATACATATACCTGCAAGGCAAAAAATGCTCCTGTCGGCAGCGATGACACGTATGAAGAGTGCCTGTTCCTGTATCGAGAGTTTGCTACCGAAGCGCTCCGCATTCTGATTCCGGCAACAACAATGGACAGCACTACTGTTCGTCTGGAATCCTTTACCGCAGCGTTTATGCTCGGCATGAAGGAACGTTTCGGAAATGTTGACCATCTTCGTGCGACGGTTAGTGAAGTTCCCGTTGCGGATGCCGACTATAGAAAACAGTACCTCGTAATCTATGATTCTGTTCCCGGCGGCACAGGCTATCTGAAACAGCTGATGCAGCGGCAGGATTCCCTTGTAGACATCTTTGAAAGGGCACTCCACGTTCTGGAGAACTGCACATGCAAAGATGATCCGCAGAAAGACGGCTGCTACCATTGCCTCTATGCATATCGGCAGAGCAATCAGATCGGTCAGATTTCCAGGAAGACAGCTATCAGCCTACTGAAGGCAATAATCAGCGGCAAAGACAATATCGAAGAAATCCCGATGCTGGGCAACATCCCGGTAAACTCGCTGTTTGAAAGCGAACTGGAGCGCCGTTTCATTGAGGCGCTTGACCGTATCCATACGGAAAGCGGTTCTCTCAATCCTGTCAAGGCTTTGGTAAATGGTAAGGAAGGCTACCGTATGAAAGCCGGAGATACCGTATGGGAAATTGAACCGCAGGTGGTTCTTGATGCGTCTTCCAGTGTTTCTGTCACATCCCGTGCTGATTTTGTTCTGTGGCCGGTCAGAGAGGCAGGCAATCGCAAGCCCGTGGTGATTTTCACAGACGGTTTCCAGTATCACAAAGATCGTGTGGCAGATGATACCTTAAAGCGAGAAGCAATCCTCCGAAGCGGCAAGTTCCGGGTTTGGATTCTGAGTTGGAAGGATGTTCAGTCAGTATTTCAGGCACAGGGAGATTATGCTACGCAGACGCTTACGCCGCAAAGCATGCCTGCCGGAGCGCAAATGTATCAACCTTCTGTCGCAAGTTGGCATGCGGAATCTCTGCAGACGGACAAGCTGTCTCCGATGGAGCTTCTCGTGAAATATCTTGAAATGGATGAAGCTGAGGATTTGTTCACGTCACATGCGAAAGCCTATGCTTTCTCGCTCATGGAGCCGAAGAAGAGAACAGATGCCCACGCATTTGCCGCTTGGAAGAACATCGTTGATTCCATTACGGATGCGCTGAACAGTCAAACTGACACCTTCGTTCAGAACGATACTGTTTTCGGCACATGGGTGCCAAGGCAGAACAGTTCCCACATTTCGATTTATTCCGGCGTTTCTGCTTCGGAAATGAAAGAAAAGAAAACAAATGCGGAGGTTTCTGTATTTGCCGCACTCCTTGACAGCGAAGATGCCCGTACCGATAAATATGAGCTCGAATGGAACGGTTACTGGCAGTTCTTTAATGTCATGCAGTTCCTCGGTACGTTTGCTGCGGTAACTGCTGACGGGCTGGTACAGAATATCTATGATGCTATCCCGGTCGTAACGGTCAGCGGCAGTAGCACGTCAGCATCAGGACAGACAGTTAGCAGTGAGTGGGCAGATAATCTTGAATATATCGATGATTCTGCAAAGGTAATGGTTGATAAGTTAATTGCCCTCGGTGCACCGGCTCCTTCTTCAGTCGGATACGAACTGGAAGACAGTATGGGCGCAGGCATAGCCGAAGCAGAAATGGCGTGGGAAGAAAAGAAGATTGTTTATCTGCTTCCTGAACAGGAAGAATATCGCTCTATATTTGAAAATCAGGGCTGGACTGTAATCGCCAACAGCACAGAGCTGGCTATCACCATCTTTGAAGGGAGGATTAGTTAATGGCAACAGTTGCAATATCATCGGACTTTTTGACCGCCTTTGCTGCGCTTCCGCGCCATGTTCAGGGGAAGGTAACTGATTTTGTAAACAAGTTCCGCAATGATCCCACTTCCCCCGGCATTAACTATGAAAAAATAAACGATGCCACCGATAAGAAAATGTGCTCTGTCCGAATAGATGATACATACCGGGGCATTGTTGTCCGTCAGCAAGAAACCGGCGTATATCTTCTATTGTGGGTCGACCACCATGACGAGGCATACGATTGGGCGCGGCGCAAAAAATGCGAAGTCAACGCCGCTACGGGAAATGTTCAGGTTTTCGATATTCAGCATGCGAATGATGAGGTTCAGCCCATTGCACCAGAGTTTTGCCTTTTTGCCGAATACTCCGATGAGCAATTACTGAAAATCGGTGTGCCGGAGGAACAGCTCACATTTGTAAAGAACATCCCGCATTTGACTGCTTTCTATGCAAGTAAGGATCAACTGCCGGAAGACGCTTATGAGAATCTTGAGTGGCTTGCAAATGAATTCCCCATTGGGGATGTTCTGGCCATGATAGAGGAAAACAAAAAATGCACCACCAATACTGACAATCTTGGAGAAGCCCTGTATACCGCAGGCAGCCAGAAATCATTCGTTGTTGTCGATGGCGAAGAAGAACTGCTACGTATTATGGCAGAGCCGCTTGAAAAGTGGAGAGTTTTTTTGCATCCTACGCAGAGACGTATTGTTGAAAAAAACTATTCCGGACCTGCCAGAGTCCTCGGCGGAGCGGGAACAGGAAAGACCGTAGTCGCAATGCACAGAGCCAAGTGGCTTGCATCAAAGCTCGCAGATAAACAGTCAATTCTTTTCACTACATTTACTGCTAATCTGGCGTCAGACATCAAAGAAAATCTCCGCAAGATATGTAGCACTCAGGAACAACGTCACATAGAGGTCGTTAATCTGGATGCATGGGTTTCACAGTATTTACGTGAACAGGGATACAATTCCACAATCATCTATGACGATACCCTTGCAGATATATGGGAAGAAGCTATTGCTCTTGCTGGTGATACAGGCGGATTAACAGCACAGTTCTATGCCGAAGAATGGGCAAAAGTTGTGGCATCACAGGACGCATTCACTCAGGATGCGTATCTGAGGGCTCCTCGTCTGGGGCGTGGCACAAGGCTTGACCGGAAAAAGCGCGTGCAGGTATGGCATGTTTTCGATGAGTATCTAAATATTCTCCGGGATAGAGCAATCCGTGATGTCGATACCGCATATTACGAATGCAGAAAGATTGCAGAAAAGAATCTACCGAATGCCGTATTCCCGCACATCGTGATTGATGAAGGACAGGACTTGAGTCCCAATGCCTATCGTCTGCTTCGAGTGCTTGCCGGTCCGGAGCACCAGAACGACCTGTTTATCGTTGGCGATACGCATCAGCGTATCTATAAGAATAAAGCTACACTCTCCAAGTGTGGTGTCAATGTGCGTGGACGCAGCAGCTATCTGAAAATCAACTACAGAACCACAGAAGAAATCCGTAAATATGCATTTGCGCTTCTGAAAGGTATCCCGTTTGATGATTTGGATGAAGACTATGATGACGGCAAAGTATGCCAGTCTCTGACGCACGGCGATATGCCAACTGTTCAGAACTTCAAAGACGCTGTCGGCGAGTGTGCTTATATCGTGTCTGAAATCAAGACACTCGTTCAGAGCGGTGTTGATGCCAAGAGCATCTGCGTGGTAGCAAGAACTCATAAACTGCTGAACGACTATACTGCGCAGCTGACGCAGGCGGGACTTCGTGTATACGAAATCAAGCGTAGCAAGGTTGACGACCGCAATTATGATGGTGTTCGTGTTGCCACGATGCACCGCGTAAAGGGGCTTGAATTCTCATATATGTTCGTAGCGGCAGTGAATAAACGCATCATTCCGCTTGCCTCCGCTATCGATCATACAGATGCTCCGGCAGAGGCAGAATCCATTACCGCAGAGAAGTGCCTCCTTTATGTAGCTCTCACTAGGGCGCAAAAGAAAGCATATATAACAAGTTACGGTACACCGTCTGAGTTTTTAGGCCATAAAGGAAGCGACATATCCATGTTTTGATAGTGGCTGCAGATGATAGAAGAGAACTGGCGAAATACTGTTCACAGCATTTATACGATGCAGACGCCTTTGAAAGATTGTGTGACGCAGTAAAGCTGATGGCATATATATAGATACATCAAATCAGCAGACTTGTAACCGGGTTCTCAAAAGATAAATTGGTTCAAGCTCGTTCAAGAATTGGTACAAGATTGGTGCAAGCATTTCAACTTGTGCATAGCATAGAGAGAAAATCATATCAATGGTTATTCTTGAACAAGCCAAATTTGTGATACAAGAATGGTTCAAGAATTGGTTCGAGCCGCCGGGAGGTGAATACGTCGATGGAAAACAGCGCAATAGAAATCGAAGTTCTGAAAGTGCAATTGAAGGAACTTGAAAAGGAAAACGACTATCTTAAAACACTTCTTCGGGATGCTGGAATCGATTATACTTTTGCTGATAACAGCAAAATGCAGAAAATCGTTTTCGTTCCGAATCAAGGCGCACGTATTATCCCGGAAGAAATCACCCGTAGCCGCGCCAGACAATTCTTTTCCTATTTCTGGGG